CTCTATGGTATGACCCTGCCTCACCAGGCAGAATCATCCCGGATGACCTACGTCCTTTCATGGATGGTAGGCATTTCCTTTCTACAAAGCAAGTGCCATCGGCGCTTATTTTGTCGAAGGCTGGTTCACAGAGTGTCTCTGCGAATCAGTCACGCCTGATCAGTCGGGGTTTCCCGGTTGAGCAGGTTGATTGGGATGGTGAGGGGAACTCCCGCATCATCTCAACATCAGCGCAGGACAGTGTTGCACCGTCCTACTCTGCATCGCTGCACTCTTATTTAAAGGAGTCAGGCGATCTTATGGGGTCTGTGTCGAAAAACGCGGACCTCATAGACGAAGAGCATGAGCATTCTGGCTCAGAAACTTCGGATGTTGAATCCGTCCTCAAAGAGGAGGACGATTCAACAATTATTCGGAAGAGAAAGAAAATCTCCTCCAGAATAAAATACGAGGACCCATGGAAAATCCATGCGGCCGTCGCACTGGCGACTCTTAGATCCGATAAGGGACCTGAGGTCGTCGTCTGGTCTGGAGACGGAATCCGTCTCCAAGACCCGCTCCCACCTAGGATTTTTGGTCCAAAGTGGGATGGATCTTTGAAGAATAAACAACGATTCTCAAAGATCGCGAACGGTGATGTGAAGAATCACATCATCTATCGTCACACTCACTGGGGCCGAAGGCTTCAGAAAGAGTGTAGTGACCCAGAGTCCAAAGTTGGACACTGGGCACGGACCCTAAAGAATCGGATTAACCGGTTCTTAAAGGGCGGACCCGATCCCATCTGGACAGCAGATGAGAGACGGGTAATCTCGCAGGGCGGAGAGTACACTCTCCGCGACCGCGGGTCACGGTCTCTAAGGCTAATTGAATGCCTTAAGACTGTTGACGGGATTTTTGTCCAGAGATATCTGGCAAACCCCGCTGAAGTGTGGACATGGGAAAGATTCGACATGTTCACACTTGGAACTCTATCGCTTTTGATCGGCGACGAGTTTCTCGATGGAGAACTGCCCCTAGAGGCAGCCACCATCCAAACCTCCTACTCCACACTTAAGTGGACTAGGAAGTGGTTCAAGCAGGCTTCTCATAGAGATCTGCTTGAAAAGGAGGCCACTCCACCCCCTCGCGGGGGGGAGTGGTCTCGACTCCTCTGGAGGACCTGGAAGGTCCTACAGGGTGTCAAGGGACACGAATACTTATGCATCATAGGTATACTGTCTCAAACAAGGGGTTGTGGTACACCACCACCACTTGTTGTACTCCAGGCGAAACGGAAGTTTTTGCAAACCGTTTCCCTGGAGCCTCCTGAAGAAAGCATGACAGCATGCACTCTCAGGAGAATGGCAGTCGAGGAGGTAATACGTGACCTCCCCGCTGCCGCTGTAACCGGGCTCTCGACAAAGTCGAGGGTCACGGTCACATCCGCTGCATGTTGGGAAAAGACCCGACGTGAAGGCGGAACGACGGAGCAGATCAAGAAAATGATTTGCGACGTCGACCCTATGTCTCAGATCCCGATAAGGGACTTGGACACAGGTAGTGTCGAATCTTGGAAGTTCCAGGATGAATTCGACACTGTTGGAGAACTTATATTCTGGGTCAGTCTTGACCGAGTTCTCCACACGCCACCAGAGGAATTGCGTAAAGCATTCCTCACAGTGGTGAAGGAACCTGGTAAAGCGAGAAGCGTTACCAAGGCCCGAGCTTGCCTCAAGATCGTCCTCGATCTAGTAAGCAAGCTATGCTCCGAACCCCTAGCTAAAGGGATTCGCAGCAGCCAATCTGGAATGAGCGCATCAAACCATGGTTGGAACTTCTTCAACTCTTTCTCGAAAGAGTCGGAGAAGGATGAAGTCTTCCACCTCTTGAAGAGGGAGGAGACCTTATTCGAAGGGTATGTCGAAAGGACAGACACCTTCGAAGACCTCTACGTGTCTTCTACAGACTACAAAGAGGCTACCGATTCTCTGCAACACAAGGTTGCAAAGGATCTGGGAGTACCCTGGATGGCCAAGTGTGGCATTCCAAGGTTGCTGCAGGGTATTGTAGTAGAAACATGCTACAAACCCCGCAAGATCTACTTTAAGGCCACAGGACTTATAGCAGATCTCGGTGAACCATCTGA